ATACACGAATGACCTCGGCAAAAAAATTACAATTAGAAACCTTGCTGATCATTTTGGTTGCACGTCACGAACAATACATAGAAACATGAGCAATGAACTTAAAAAAGAAAAAGAATTATTAAATCAGTCATTATGAAACGTTTTGTAATATTCACTATAACTTGGATCGCTAGTAACTTAGCAATACCATTTTGGGTTGTTGGGCATGTGCATTTAACAATGAATATATATGAAGACATTTATGAAATTATTAGTTCCTTTTGGCTTAATATATTAGTAGCCATAGGATTTTGGATAGAGTGGAAAAACAATATAAAACAAACTAGATTATGAAAAGTTACAACATACCAAATTATATCAGGTATAAAGAAGATATTAAACAAACTAATAGAGATAGCGAATCAGTTGATTTTAAATCATATCCAAGAGATAAATTGATTGCTAGATTTTTACCATTAGTTGAGAACATTGCAAAGAAGTTTTCTACAACTACGCAAGCATGTGGCGTATTAGACATTACAGATCTTATTCAATACGGATCTATTGGTTTAGTACAAGCAATTGACAAAATTGAATGGGACACAATCAGAGACAGTGATCACCAAGAAAGTACATTGAAGTCGTTCCTATCTAAAAGAATTAAAGGATCAATTAGAAGAGCTATTGATATTAATAGAGGCTCAATTAAGATCCCAGAGCATAAACTTAATGAAATTAGAAAAGATAACAGCAAGGATCATACATTAGTTGCAATGTTTTTCAATTCAATATTCTTAAGCATTGATGAACAAATCAATGATGATGATGAAGATAATATGTTGTATCAAATTCCTGATCAATCAGAGGTTTACAACGTAGGTTTAATGAATTTATACCTAACAAGTTTATTGAAGAAGCATTTAGATGATCGTGAGTTTGAAGTATTAAGATTAAGTTATGGTTTAGACTGTGATAAACATTCAGCAAATGATATTGCAGACTATTTAGGAATCGAAGGAGCAAGCGCTTATGTTAGAATTTCAGAGATAAAAAAGCAAGCAATTAAAAAGTTAATTGATAATGTTGATTCCTCACAAGTCCTTGATTACCTATAAGTTAAATCAAAATTTGTAGCATAAATTGACTAAATATGTTACAAAATACGTAATTATATTAATATAGAAACTAAACAATTAAATCAAATATATGGCAGAAAAAAAAGAAACAGGATTAACGCTTAACGATAAACTAGCGGTAATTCAAACAGAATTTAAATCTAAGAAATCTAGATTCAATTCATTTGGTAAGTATAACTTTAGATCAGCTGAAGATATTCTTGAAGCAACCAAACCATTCTTATTACGGCTTGGTGTATCAGTTACGGTAACAGAGGATCTAATAGAATCTAGTCAAGGCTTCCCTATCTTAAAGTCCACTGCAACAATTTCCGACGGGAATAGTGCTTTACATGCAGTAGCAATCGTTGGGGTTGACCTTGATCAAAAAGGAATGCAAATGCCTCAGAAGTTTGGATCAGCATCAAGTTATGGTAAGAAGTATGCATTAGGTAATCTATTTTTAATTGATGATACTCAAGATCCTGATCATGGCAAATCCGAACCTGAAACTAAAAAAGCTTTATTAACATTAACGGATCCTGCATTTGAAAAAGCTAAAGACTTTATTGCTAAAGGCGGATCAATTGATACAATCAAAAAGAAGTATGAACTAGCTGACAATGTTGCTGTAGCATTACAATCATTATAATATGACTAAAGAAGAAATCTTAGAGAAGTTAAAAGATGATCAAGAATATTATGGCAAGTTTGGTAAAAACTTTTTAAGTAATTCAAATATATCTGCATTACTTACTAATCCTTTATTGTTGTATGAACCTCAGCCTCCGAATCCAAACTTTGTTATTGGTGGTTATTTTCATACAGCAATCTTGGAGCCTGATAAGTTAGATAAGTACAAGATTATTAAAGCAACAACCAGGAATACTAATGTATATAAAGAATTATCTGGTGGTGAAATTTGTTTGCTACAACATGAGGCAGACAAGATAGAACTAATGAAGGATACAATGTTAGCTAATAACATTTGTAAAGATCTAATACGAGGTTTCAATGTTGAATATGAAAAGCCTGGTATTACAGAATTATTTAACGTGATGTGGAAAGGTAAAGCAGATATTGTTAACCACGATGAAGGTCTTATCATAGATCTTAAAACAACTTCTAACATAGCAGACTTTGCATATTCAGCACGAAAATATAATTATGATAGTCAAGCATACATTTACAAAAATCTATTCGGATATGATCTTATTTTCATTGCAATAGATAAAGGCACAAATCAAATTGGTATATTTGATTGTTCAGACAAGTTCTTACAAGCAGGTGAAGACAAAGTCAAAAGAGCTGCCGAAGCATACGAGTTATTTTATAAGACCGAGGACTTTGACCCTCAACAATTTTTATTAACAAGAACCCTTTAATTAAACAAACAACGAACATTATGGCATCAATCATTAAAGCGAGTATCAATTTAAACGAAATCCCTAAGCACAAAATTATAGACGGCAAGAAAGGAAAGTATCTACCAATTACAATTACATTGAATGACGAGGTAGATCAATTTGGAAATCAAGGACCAATACAAGTAGAACAATCAAAAGAAGAACGTGAATCTAAAGCAGCTAAAACATATCTTGGAAATGTTAAAGTGGTATGGACGAATGGCAGTAATGTTGCTGCAGCACCCAGAACTGATGGGCAGTCTGCCCCGCAACAAAGAGTGGCCGCGGTAGTAGAAGATGATCTACCATTTTAAACTTATAAATTTATAGAATAGTTAAGCCCCACAAGTTGGGGTTTAATTATCTATAATAGTGAGCTCTTACAATCTAAACACGATTGTATATTGATAATATATATGTAACAAATTAAATTTAATAAATGCAGACAACAGAGATAAATGGTTTTTTGATTGACCAATTCAATCAATACAAGCTTGAAGAAGGTAAGTCTCAAGGCGTTTGTCCAATATGCTCGCCAGATAGAAAACCTCAGAACGAGAAAGCAAAGTGCGCTTCTTACGATTGGGAAAGAGGTATAGGTACTTGTCATAACTGTAATAAAACTTTTCAACTACATACATACCAACGTAAAGGTAAAAGCGAAAAAGTATACGTTAAGCCTGACATTGCTATACACACTCCTCCGAGTTCAAAAGTTGTTGAATGGTTTGCAACTCGTTGTATTTCAGAACAAACATTAAACGAGCTTAGTGTTACTGAAGGACAAGAGTTCATGCCTCAAACAGGTAAAACAGAAAATGTAATCAACTTTAATTATTATGTTGGTGATCAACTTATAAATGTAAAATACAGAGATGGACGTAAAAACTTTAAACTTTATAAAGGTGCTGAAAAAGTATTTTATAATATTAATAGTATTGTTGGTTTCGAGTATTGTGTTATTGTGGAAGGTGAAATGGATGTCCTTGCATTACATGAGGCTGGAATTACTAATGCAATATCTGTGCCAAATGGTGCTACATTGGGTACAAATAACTTGGAATATCTTGACAACTGTATTGACTATTTTGATGATAAAGATAGAATCATTATTGCTGTTGATTCCGACTCTGCCGGACAAGCTTTACAAGCTGAGCTGGTAAGAAGATTAGGATCTGAAACTTGTTACTTAGCATCGTTTGAAGAATGTAAAGATGCAAATGAATACTTATTAAAATATGGAAAAGAAGCACTATCACAAAGAATTTCAAGAGCCAAGCCGGTACCGCTTGAAAACGTTACGACATTTAAAGACATCGAAGACGAGGTTACGGATTTTGTCAGAAACGGATTTAAACCAGGATTCCAAGTTGGGTTGGATAATTTCGACAATATTTTTTCTACGTACACTGGTCAGTTCATTACTGTTACCGGTATTCCTAGCTCTGGCAAGTCTGATTTTGTTGATCAAATGGTTATTGGTTATAATGAAAAATATGGCTGGAAGACCGCGTACGCTTCTCCTGAAAATACGCCAACGTATTTACATGCTCATAAGTTAATGCGTAAAACATGGCAGGGCATGCCTAGAGTTGAAGATATTAATACTGACAAATGGAATCAAGTTGCGGACCATGTTAATGATAATTATTATTTTATTGATATGGAACGTTATACTTTAGATTCTGTACTTAGAAAGGGAGCTGAACTAGTTAAACGTAAAGGTATTAAATGCCTAGTAATTGATCCATTTAATAAGGTAAGAGACAACGACGCATCAGGTGATGTTAATGTTTATACATTAGAATACTTAAGTAAGATTGAAATCTTTGCTAAAAAGTATGACGTGTTAGTTATGGTTGTTGCTCACCCCACAAAAATGTATAAAGATGCTAAGGGTAATATTGAAGAGCCTACTATGTATAACATTAAAGGAGGTGGAGAATGGTACGATGCTTCATATCACGGATTATTAGTTCATAGAAACTATGAAGACAAAACTGTTAAAGTAAAAGTACTTAAATGTAAGTTCCAAAACTTAGGTGAGAATGGTGCTGAATGCCATTTTAAGTGGGACTCTGCTTCTGGCTGCTTTATACCTCATGAGCCTGTTAATATTAATAACGACAAAATGCCTTGGGAATAAATGGGTAGTGGCTTTCAGAATAAAAGCAAAATTGATATGGGTTTCTATGCGGCAAGCGAGTCCGAAGAAATGGCTAGGCATTGGTGTATTAACAACGGAATCCATATATCACCCAAAGCCCTTAATACTTTAGAATGGTACGTCTGTATTGTAATGAATGGTAAAGAAAATAAAAGCCCTAAGACTTATAAGAAAGTTGATATATGGAAACAAATGTATTTATTCTATCTTTATTATTATAACAAATACAATACAGATATAAAGATCAACCCGATGCTGGAAGATAAAAAGAAAGTAGTAAAAGTAAAACAACAATCAACTGATAAACAATTATTTTAATATGACAAAATATGAATCACAATACAAAGAATTATTGTATAAGTGTCTTGCTAGCGGGACTAGCCGTAATGACCGTACTGGAATCGGTTGTAATTCTATTTTTAATGCTAACTTAAGAATAGATCTTAAAGAAGGTTTTCCATTATTAACCGGTAGAAAAATGTTTCAAAAAACTTTTGATACAGAATTCGAATGGTTTATGAATGGTGAAACCAATGTGCAAAGATTTAGAGATGCTAATGTAAAGATATGGGATGCTTGGGCAGATGCAAACGGCGATCTTGGGCCTGTATATGGCCATCAAATGCGCAATTTTAACGATCAAAATATAGATCAGATGCAAATGCTTATTGATAATTTAATTGACGATCCAGACAGTCGTAGACACATTATAAGTTTATGGAATCCGGCTCAAACAAATCAAATGGCATTGCCTCCTTGTTATTTGTATTTTCAATTCTTTGTTGATGGATTAGATCTTAATATGTTTGTTGTACAACGATCTGGTGATATGTTCTTAGGTATTCCTTATGACGTAGCATTGTTTTCAAAAATACTTTTGTATGTTGCTGACAAAGTCGGCTTGCAAGCTAACTTTATTGACATACAGATTGTAGATGCTCACGTTTATAACAATCAACACGATGCTATACACAATTATCTTGATCAAGAAACTTTTCAGTCTCCACAGTATTTTTACAAAAACGGAGCATTAACCTTAATAAATTATAAACACGGCCCAGTAATTTCAGCAAAAGTGGCCATTTAATCTAAATTATGTATTATATATATCACATTTTTGGTAAAAAGATTGGAGTTACACGTAATCTTAATAGTAGGGTTACAAGCCAACAAGGTTACAAAGAAGATGAATATGAAGTTTTAGAAACCAGTGATGACATTGATTATGTGTCGGACCGGGAACTAGAACTTCAATCTATCTACGGCTATAAAGTAGATCGGCAATCATATAAAAATTTAACTCAAAAAAAATCAAATCAAATGCAATTAAACGTAACAGAACAAACTACAACATTTCCGTGCCCTATTAATAAACTTAAGGGCAACCTAATGGAAAATAAAGGAATGAAATTTAAAACAAACTTAGGTGAATATACTGTAAGTTTATCTTTAATAGATTGGATAACTAAGAATGCTAATACTTCAATGTTTAATCCAGCAAGATCATATGTTTATAATAAAGCATTAGATGAATTTGCTAAACAATATGACAAGCCAGTTTCTAAACAACAAGAAATGCCTAAAGAAGTCCCTAATGTATATGATCTTATTAGACAATGGGCTGACGAACGAGGCATATATAGAAATGGAGATGCTAAAACGCAATTTATAAAGCTTCAAGAAGAAACCGGTGAACTTGCTAGAGCAATATTAAAAAACAATCAAGAAGAATTGATTGATGCCATTGGTGATGCAGTAGTTGTATTAACTAATTTAGCCGCATTAGAAGGATTAAAAATAGAAGATTGCGTTACATCAGCTTATGATGTAATTAAATCAAGACAAGGATCAATGATCAACGGAACTTTTGTTAAAGAAAGACCAGTTTTAATTACAAAATCAAAATACGATATAACTAATACACTATAATATGAGAAAACAAGAAATTGAATTTAGAGACCCAGTTGTACAATCAGTAGTAAATAAATTTGTAGATCGTTCTGATGTTGGCTTTGCTAAATATGGAAAGACGATGCGAGATGATAGATCTGATGTATATGTTTGGCTTAACCATTTACAAGAAGAATTAATGGATGCTACATTATATCTTCAACGTTTAAAAGAAGAAATATCTGATCTGCGTGAAGAAAAAGCATTGCTTAATGAATTAAATGACATTGATGTTATAGATGAGTTTGTATTCCTGCCTAAAAAAAAAGAGAAGAAAGTGAAGCAGAAAAAATCTTCGGAGCAGAAGCTTGGTCGTGGTGATCACTTTACTTTTACAATAGACGAACCTATTTATAATTCTACAAACACTCAAGCAAGATATATTTCAAACAACGCTAGAAGCCATTTTGATTTGTTGCATCCACAGGATAACGACTAATGGAAAAAAAAGACCAACAACTGCAAATTAACGGAAAAAAAAGACCAATAACTCACAAATGGGGAAAATTAGCAGAAAAAAAGGACCAGTAACTTCTAAGGTGGTATTATATGATGGTATCGCCTTTAAATCTGGATTAGAAAAATACATGTACAAAGCATTAAAAGATGCCAATATACCTTGTGAGTATGAAAAACACACATTTGAATTACTACCGTCATTTACATTCTTAAATGATTGCATAGAAAGACAGGCTAATAGTAAAGGTGATTTTATAAACAGAGGTAATAAAAAAGTATTAAATTTAAAATACACTCCAGACTTTGTTGGTGATAGTTTTATAATTGAAACTAAAGGTAGAGCAAATGATGCTTTCCCATTGCGCTGGAAAATGTTTAAATATTGGATGACTTTAGCATGTGACAATAGAACACTATATAAACCACAATCACAGAAAGAATGTGATATTACTGTTGAATTAATTTTAAAAACCAAAAACAAATGACAAAAAAGAAAACAAAGTTAGTAGAAGAACCACAAGAACCAAATGAAAGATATTGGAGTATTGAAATAGGACTTTATCCAGGAATACTATTTGGGTTTAGAACTTACCAAGAGAAAGATTTTTCAACACATGTATTGTATTTGCCATTTGTTGATATTGCATTAGAAATAGATAATTAATAACTAAAAACCAAACATGAGTTTAACATTAGATAAGCAGATTTTAAGTGATATAACAGTATACACTAAATATGCTAAGTATTTGCCAAACAAGGAAAGGCGTGAGACCTGGCATGAATTAGTAACAAGGAATATGGAGATGCACGTTGCCAAGTTTCCTACAATGAAAGAATCAATTGAATCAATATATGAAAATTTTGTATTCACTAAAAAGGTTTTACCTTCAATGCGAAGCCTACAGTTTGGTGGTAAAGCTATTGAGCTTAATAATGCTCGCATTTATAACTGCGCTTTCTTACCTGTTGATAGTATCCATAGTTTTTCTGAGACTATGTTTTTACTTCTTGGAGGTACTGGAGTTGGCTATTCGGTCCAACAACATCAAATTGACAAACTACCTGAGATTAGAAAACCTAATTATGATCGTAAGAAAAGGTATGTTGTGCAAGACAGTATTATCGGATGGGCAGACGCAATCAAAACCTTATTTAAATCCTACACAGGAGGATTAACTTCACATATAGAATTTGATCTATCTGATATAAGACAGAAAGGAGCATTGCTTGTAACAGCTGGCGGTAAAGCTCCAGGACCAGAGCCATTAAGAATTGCATTAGTTAAAGTAGAAGCTATATTAAGAAGCAAAGAAGATAGATCTAAATTAACAGATATTGAATGCCATGATATTCAATGCCATATTGCCGATGCAGTTTTAGCCGGCGGTATTAGAAGAGCTGCAATGATTTCATTATTTGATCTTGATAGCAATGCAATGCTAAATTGTAAAGCCGGTAACTGGTGGGAAGAAAATCCGCAAAGAGGTAGAGCAAATAATTCAGTAGTACTTTTAAGACATAAAATTGACAAGAAAACATTTGATAAAGTTTGGGAACGTATTGAAGCTTCTGGATCGGGCGAGCCAGGCATTTACCTTACTAATGATAAAGATTGGGGTACTAATCCTTGTTGTGAAATTGCTCTACGTCCTTATCAATTCTGTAATTTAACAGAGATTAATATGGCTAATATTGAAAGCCAAGAGGATTTTAATGCAAGAGCATCAGCCGCATCATTCTTAGGGACATTACAAGCATCGTATTCAGACTTCCATTACTTACGTGATATATGGAGAAAAAACACAGAAAAAGATGCGTTACTTGGAGTATCAATGACGGGTATTGCATCAGAATCAAACTTAAAACTAAACTATGAAGAAGCAGCACAAACTGTTAAGGAAACAAATAATATTATTGCAGCGGCTCTTAATATCAACAAAGCAGCCAGAACCACCGCAGTTAAGCCGGCCGGAACGACTAGCCTTGTACTTGGCACTTCTAGCGGTATTCATGCTTGGCACAATGACTATTATATTCGCCGCATGCGTTTAGGTAAGAATGAAGCAATCTATTCTTATCTTGCAATAAATCATCCAGAATTGATTGAAGATGAATACTTTAATCCAACATTACAATCAGTTATATCTGTTCCACAGAAGGCTCCAAATGGAGCTATAACAAGACACGAGTCTACATTAGATGCTCTTGAAAGAGTAAAACTAATATCTAAAGATTGGGTTAAGCCTGGGCATATTAAAGGTAACAATACGCATAATGTTTCTTGTACTGTATCCGTAAGAGATGATGAGTGGAAGATTATTGGTGAATGGATGTGGGCAAACAAAGATTACTATAATGGATTATCTGTCTTACCATATCACGGAGGTACATATAAGCAAACACCATTTGAAGATTGTACAAAAGAAATGTACGAACAAATGATGGCGACATTAAAAGATGTTGATCTATCAAAAGTAATTGAAATTCAAGACAATACTAACTTTAGCGAGTCAGTTGCCTGTGGCCCAGCTGGTTGCGAAATAACTTAATCAAATGAAAGAACAAAGTTTAATTGAAATGAAGAACAAATTGGATGCTACTATTAGAGTGCTCCAACAGGTTATGGATGATCAGCAATATTTAAGAACGCTTGCTGCCGGTACATTTGAAACTGTAAAGTTGTTACCAGGTTATGATGAAGCAATTAAAGCATTAACTGAAAAAGCAAAACCACCGGCTGAAGAGCCAAAATTAGAAATCTAATTAAATAAGAAAAGGGGATACACTTAATCGTGGTCCCCTTTCTCTTTCATGGATTATTAGGTATGGTGCCTATTCTATTATCAACCCATTTTTCTTCTTCTTTTCCTTCTTCTTTCTAAAGCTGCTGCACGTTTTAGTTTTATTCTTTCACGCATAGGCAAGTTACTGATAGAATCTTTTGTACGTTCCCTAGTTTCCTTTGCTTTAATTTTTCCCTCTTCTTTTCTAACTTCTTTAGCTTTAGCTCTTATTGCTTGATCACCAGTGGATTCTTCAATCCCAATACTATATGGAGACCATCCTAATCCAACCATAACTCTTTGCCAAGCTTCATTTTGTGTATTCATTGCTTGAGAAGCATTTTCTATTTTAGTAACTAAACGATCCATTGGTACATTTGTGAATGACTCAACTAGTTTACCGCTTACGCCATACATAGGGCCTAAATGAACTGTCCCATCTTGCATAACTCCCCAACCTCTTTCTGCTATAAGGTCTTTTTCAAATTTAGTTTGTTGCAATCCTGAATATAGCTTTCTAAGTTTAGATCCAATTGGAGGAGATATATTTGCACCTTCCAGCATTACTTTAGCATAATCAGCTTTAAACTTTTTATCTCTTTCTTCTAAATACTTTTTAGCCATGTTCTTTAGAGTAGCTATAACGCCCCCGGTGAATCCGGTTCCTCTTAATATAGTATCAATAACTCCATCTGTAACATCAACTAATTTTTCATTTAGTTTCTTTTCTTTTTCAGGTTTTTCTTTGTCCTCATCATCATAGCCAAATGCAACAGCAAATAAACCTTGTTGCAGTACAGCAAACATTGTATTTTGAATTGCTAAATAATAAGCAATTTTAGCCACATTTGTTTTATCATTACCTCGTCTATTCTTAAGATCTAATATAGCTTTCTTAACAATACGAGATTGTTGCATTGCAGTATTCTGGAATGTTAATAATAATCTACCAGCCGCGCTTGCTTGTTGTTTTGATATATCCCTTGGATCACCTGATTGCTGTGTTTCATCTGATACTTTAGTAAAATCACTCCACGCCGCAGTTTCAGCTTCTTGTTCAGTCATTCCTTCTTTTAAGTAGCTCTTTATTCTATTTCTATAAAACGGAGCGCCTCCTGAAGCAATAGCAAAACTATCTGCCATTTGCGTTGGCGTATAACCTATCTTTAATAGATAAGATAATACTGCTCCAACTTTATTTTTACTACCAGCAGCAGCATTAGCAATCTCCGCAGCAGCAACATCTTCTTTTAAACCACCACGTCTTTCTTTCATTTTATCTGAATTCCAAATACGTGCAAAGTCTTCCCAATATTGTTTTTGGTTTGCAAATGCAGCAGCGGCAGCTATAGGGTTGTTATCTCTTAAGTTTAAGAAATTGACCGCCCCAATTAATTGTAACGCAGCAGACCTTACGTTTAAGAACATAATAGCTCCAGTAGATCCGGTTACCCAATTAGCCCACATAGAAGTTTCTTTATCTTTGCCTTGACTTCTATTTTTACCAGTAGTCATTCTCCATAAAACATCTTCAATAGCTTCTCTTACGTTTGTACCGTATACCGCTTCAACTTTGTTAATATTAGGGCCAACTAATTTACCGTTTTCCCATTTACCAAACATTTCTTGAGCATTCTCAATAAACTCAGCAAGAAATTTCTTTCTACCTTCTCCTTCAGTTAAATTATGTAAGTCAGATATAATTGTACTTGCATCCCAGAACTCAGTAGGAGTTACCCATCCTTTACCTTGTCTACCAGCTATTATTAATCCTTGTTTAAATACAACCAATTCAGGATCGTTATTTACAAGTTCAGTTAATTTCTTTTGGTCTCTTTGCGATATTCCTGGTATCTCAACACCTTCTTCGGTCCACATAGCCACACGTATTGCTTGATCATATGTAAAATCTCCATCAGGCGTTAATTTTTCTATTTTATTTTTAATATTAGGGAACTGATCTGTCAATGCTTTATAACCCCTCTTAATTGATTGTCTCGCGGCATCCATCAAATCATTACCATTTGCGTATGGTTTTAATAAGGCATCTGCAAAGAATTTTTGTTGTTCTTCCCCGCGTTTGCCTTTACCTATAAATTTATATAATAGTAATTCAAAATCTGCGGCGGATGGCGGAACATAAAAATCAAATTTGTTTTTATCTGCTCCTCTTCTTCTAGCAACAATATCTGAAAACACTTTATAATCTGCCATTCCAGTATTCTCTTCAATTATTTTATTGAATTCTGGAGATATAGCTTTACTAAATTTAATTCTTGCTTGTTGTATTTTTGATTTAACATCAAGAACATCTAATGCATCTTTAACCGCCGCTACATTTTGAATTGCATCATCAGCAAAATAGAAATCATTATACCCTTCTGCCGCTTTCGCAGTCATCCAATCTGCTTTTGCTTGAGCTGTACTATTACCTAATCCAGTTATATTTTCCAATGGTATATCTATACCTATTGAATCTAGGAATTCTTTAATAGGTACAGCTGCATTTGCAGGTCTTGCGGTAAGTATAAAGAAATTTTCATTACCAAATTTAGCAATCATTTTCTTCATTTTTTCAACCATAGGGCCTGGTCTTCCATCAACAACTTTACTAAACTCAGAAAAATCAAATACAGCACCATTATCAAGCATAGAGCTACCATCTTTTGCAAACTCTTCTGCATTTAATTTACCTTTTGTACCATCAGGCATTGTGTATAGCACACTACCGCTGGTGAACGCCGATGTATCATCAAAATCAAAAACCGAAATCCCTTTTGGAGCTCTAGAAAGATTATAAGATTTAAGAACGGCTTCTTGAGTATCTTTTATAATTTCTGATGAAAAAGTATCTTTTACAACAGCATTATTAATTTGTTTTTTATTATATAAGTCATAAAAGGCGGGCACTTCTTTTCCATTAAATCCGGCATCTAAATAGCGGATTAAAGGATTATCACCAATGTTATAATAAAATGGCATGTTCGATTTGTAAATCTCATTAACTGATTTATCAAATGATTTAGGTAAAATTGTAACATAAGAATTATTAATTAATTTTGCCATGAAGTCTGTAATAGACGTATCAGTTTTACCTGTTATTATACCTATAGCTATTCTAGATATATATGAAGAGGGTGGCACATGCTCGTATACCCATTCTTTTGGATTGCTACTATAGTTGCCCTTTTCAGCTACATATCTTAATTCAGATGCTAATTTTAATGGAGAATTCATAGAACCTCCTAAAGACTTAAATATTAATCCTAATTGTGTATTATTTACTAATCCAGCTTCGTACATGCCCTTAAGAGCCGTAACCATTATTTCAAGATCTTTTTTAGCCTCAGTTGAAATTGCTTTTCTTTCTTCAATATTTACCTTATCGGTTTTTCCTGTTTTTATAAATTCAGTAATATCTTTTGCAGAAGTAGATTGCCCATACGCACCTATGTTAGAATTAACTTTTGTTCCGTTATAAAGAATTGTTCTGCCTCTAACTTCACCAGCTCCAATTGTAAAACCTGGTTGTCCTTCTAAGAAAGCATTAAAAAACCCTTCTTGATTATTAAACAAACTTTGATCCTTACCGTAGCTAAAAGCTCTACTAAATAGTCTAGTAAATAGTTTATTTGCTTCCGCAGCTGACATTGTTTTAGAAAAATACTCAATTGCCGAAACGTGGAAATCTTTCATTTCTTTTTGCGCAGCTATTCTTCTATCTTCAGTTTTCCATTGCAAACTAGAATTAGGTATATTTAAAGCTAATGCTAATGATTGATCTTTTGAAAGAGCGTTAAAAATTTTACGATTTGCAAAACTTAAAAAGTCCTCTCCTATATTTATACCATAATTTTTAGGTGTTTTTGTTCCGCTTTTTGCTTCATAAAATAAATAAATTCCTTTTATAGCATTTATTATTTTATTTTTATATTTAGGTTCAAAATAACTATCTTTATAGGCAAAGTTAAATAAAAACTCTACTTCACCAGAATTTGGTACGGTACTTATAAAATTATAAAGTTTGTTTCCGTCTACACCAATTAATTCTGTTTTTACATTATTTGGTAATTCTACTAAAATTTTTTGAGCTTCTTGTACGGCTTTAGAAAATTTAACATTCCCTCTTTCCGCTTGTTTAGAAAAGGTTGCTGCAAAATTATTAGCCATTTCATAGCCTAATCTTTCTTGGTTAGTTGCTAAAGCATCAAATATTGGGCCTTCCTCAGCAAGATCGGCATTGATAATATCAAATGCGCCTTCTTCTGACATGGCCTTAGATAAAGATTCTTTTCTACCTCTAATTGGATTACCATCAGGCCCTATAATTTGTGATAAAAATACTTCGTCAGATATATTATTTGCTACGTTAGGTAATCTCCTAACTAACTCAGCCCCTGAGGTTCTACCGGCTTGATCAGTAGTTGTTTTTTCTCTATCAATCTTTTTACCAACCCAATCAGGAAAATTAACCCATTTACCATCAATTTGCTTTTGTACCGCTTGGGGAATTCCACCCTGTCCATCTTTAGCCATTAGCCATGTGGTAGTCATGTTTTCAAGAATATATCGTTTATTCCTTAATAATTCTTTTCTAAGAACTCCATCTTTTTTGCCCCCAAGCATTGTTTTTATATCAATATCTAATTGCTTACCAACCTCGTCTCTAATTTCAGAAATAAGAGGCGTAATTGTTCTGTTTAATGTAACAGGAGCATCAATCCTAGATTTTAAAGTTCTAACAATAGTTATTATCTTGTTTGTGGCTGTTTTTAATACCTCTAATGGAAAAACTTTTGCTTCTAATGCATTCTTATACTTCGGCTTTTCTTTTGCTTCTATAACAGTTTCTTCAGCCATTAAAGCTTTTTGATCTTCCACATCTTTCTTAATTCCGCCTTTAGTTGCTCCTTCAATACCTAATTCAGACGCCAGTGCATTTGCTCTAAGATTTAAACGAGAGCTAATAAATTTATCTAATGTTTGTTTAGAAGCATCAAATTCATTATTAATTAACAATGCAGCACTTTGAATTAAGGCGTCTTTATATTCGTCTCTGGTTACATTCCTTTTGGCATCGGCAGCAATAGGATCATATAACCTTCTTGTTATAGTTTCAACTGTACCGCCAAGTTCTTTACCTATTATAGATTTTGAAAAATCATTAGTAACACTTCCTGATGGTGTATTTCTTAATCCTTCGGATGCTAATCTTTTTTGATCCCCGCCATATTTTGTATCTAATAAGTTTTGTAAGTTACCTTTACTTCTAGGTTCTTTTGCTATAGATTCTTTTTTTACGGGTTCTTTTTTAATAACTGAAGCTTCTTGAGTTACCTCAACCTCTGGCATTGCTTTTGCAATTTTTAATTCTTCATTAAATATTTTAAGCTTATTTTCGTAGTCATCGTATTCTATATCATCATTATCGTATTGATCTTCAAGAGCATCTATTTTTGCTTGAACCTCAGCAACTTTAGCTTTAGAAAATGAAACGCCTCCATTATCTAAAACTACGTTTTTAAAATCTTTTGGATTAACTTCTGCCGTAGCTATAGTAGATTCAGAGGCTGCTTGTATTTCTTTTAGTGTAAGAGTTCCCTCTTTTATTTTTTTACCTAATCCAACAACAAAGTTAAACATGTCCGTTTGCCCCTTAAAGTCAAAATCGTATTCTTCTATAAATTCTCTTTGAATCATTGATCCAAATAATCCTGAAAGAAATGAATTCTTTTTTTCGGCAAAAGATATATCACCGCTAGAAACAGATTCTAAAAATCTAGATATTACTTCTTGAGCATCAAACTTATCTCCAACCTTGTCTATATTCTTTGCTAATTTATCGTATAGTTTTTTATCTAATTTTTTTGTTGTTACAAGTAATTGATTTGCTACAGGTATAAATGCTTCAGGATTGTTTTTAAATATTGCATTAAAAACACCATGCCCAACTTCGTGACTACCTATTTGAGTTCTTTGGTTAGCAAGCATATTCTCTTTAACTACAACAGATAGGTTTCTAATGTTAAATCCATCTCCACCTTTCTGTATTTCATTTATAATGTTTGCTTTTTCATCATCCGGTATATTTTCATTGCTTTGTATAAAAGGAATAACATCTGCTTTGGTATTAAAAGCTAATAATTCCATACCTTCTACTTTGCTAGCATTGGCAATATTAATATCTATTTCTTGCCCTAAATATAATTCGTAGGCTTCTTTTTCAATTGTTTCTTTTGTTGTAACCCCTTTTTTACCTAAGTTAGAAGTTGCTTGATCAATTAAATCATTATATCTGGTAGGTTCATTTGCTTCTAATAAAATAAACTTAGATTTATCCTGCATTAAATTAGTAGGAGCTAATGCGTTTTCTTTTATATTGTTAAGTTTATTAAATTTATTTCTTAAATCTTTTATTAATATTTCTTTTAATCCGCTATCAATTGACTTATCGTTTACTATGTCTTTAGCTTCATTTTGTAATTTAGCTTTTTCATTCTCTATAGCAATAACTGTTTGGGCGGCTCCAGATCTTAAATTTTCATTTATTTTATTTTGCTGTTTTTCAATAGCAATGTTAATTTCTTGTTGCTTAGCGTCCATTAACCCCGCTATTGCCTTTTTTTCAGCTCGTTTTTTTGTTAATTCGAATTGTTTGCCTAAATCTTTTAAATCGGTGTGTAAAGTTCGTATTTCTTCTTTAGAATTATAATCTGAAAAAGCAGATAAATATAACCCGTGAGCATATGGCACACCAGACATTACAGTACCCATTCCAAACCCTGAAAACGCAGCGTGATCAACATTCTCCATAACGGGTCTACCGTCTATAATATTTTGGGTAATAGCAGTACCTGTCTCACCAGCAGATTCTAGAAATTGATCAAAAACAAACCCCGGACTTTTGCTTTTAAAATAAGCGGCTATTCCATCATCAACTACATCTTCCCCACCAAACTTTGCAAAATGACTTGTTGCTCTTTTTAATATTGGTATAGTAGTTACCCTTTCAAACAATGCTTCTGATGCTCCAAACCCTACCGACTTTAGCCATATTTCAGTATTTGAATAATCAGCAGTGCCTTTTGCTATTTCAGTTTGCATTTGGGCCATTTTACTTCCTGCTCCAAAAGTTCCTATCATAGCTGTACTAGCTCCTTCTGCGCTTACCCCAGCAGCACCCGCTGCTCCACCGGTAGCCATCATAGCCATAAGTATAGGTATTTGTTGCGAAATTTCTTGCGCAGCAAATTTACCAAAATTTCCGCCGTCTTTAAATGCATCTTTAAAAGAAACATCTCTAACGTATGATTGTCTTATATCATCAACGGCTTTAGTATAGCCAACCGCCCACTCGTCTAATTTACCGGATGTTGTTTGAGCATCCTCTCCATATATTAATTTAGATACTTCGTCTCCGGCATAAGCAAATGGCGTTACAGCCGCTAATACTTTAGCAGATAAGTAAGATGCCCCTGTTAATATATCAGCAGTGCCCAATCCTATATTAGCCAAGTATTTTTCGCCTAGATCATAATTTTTAGCTGCTGCTGTAGTAAATATATCTGAATCGTTTAATTTTTCTAAATTATTAGTTTGAGCTTTAAATGCTTGAGTTGCATATAAATTATTAGCTTTATATGCTTCATTTAGTTTTAGGTAGGCATCGTAGAAACCTTTGCTTACAGTATTTCCATTTTTTAAAGTTAATAATTCAGTATTATTAACATCCATGTCAATGCCGACACTTTTGAACTTATTAGCAATAACCACAGCTTCTTCCTCTGTTTTGTATTCTCCATTAAGTATAGAAACGGCATCTTTGCCAAGACCTTGCATGGTTAACGCAGCGTTTTCAGCAACTTTTAGTTGTGTGGTTGCTTTATTCTGCTCTTTAACCGCTGCTTCATTAGCTAATAAAGAGCCAACGTATAATTTTGATTGTAATGTTTTATCATTCTCTATAATACCTTGAGCAACAGAAGCTTTTCTATTATTAAAAGCATCTGTTTTTAATAAAGTTCTAGCTAGTCTATCAGCCTCAATATTTAATTTTTCTTTAGATATATTAGGGTTATCTAATAAAATTTTCTTTTTTGCTGAATTTAATTCGTTTTCATAAGGTCTAACAATATAAGTTCCGCCACCAGCAGTACCCATTGTCATTCCCCCCGCAAGATTTGTTCCTGCATAACTTTCCTTTCTTGGAGTAAATAGATTTGGAGCATCAAACTCCGCATTAACTTCAGCTCTAAATTCTGGAGTTATAGCGTTATTTAATTCTTTATTATATATTAATTTTGATTCTTCACGTAAAGCTTTATTTTTTGCTAAGTTAACATTTTTTAAATTTTTATTAAAAAAGTCTTTAAGAATGTCTACATTTTTATTTGCTAATTGAGGCCTTTTTTCAGCGCTAGCATTCATTACTCCAATATCAAATTGCAATATATCCGATTCTTTTCTAGCTCCTGTAAATGGATCCACATATATAGCTTTAACAGCATCGAATCTATTTGTTATATCTCCGCTTGTTGCGTTTGTTTCTTCAAAAGTTAATCCGGGTATACCGGCATAAAGCTTTTCAAGCGTTTGCTTACCTTCTTCTTCTTCTACTCCAAAAAAAGTTTCAGTAGCTTTTTTAGTTTTTAAAGTGCTTGTTAGATAATCGCCTATTTTATTTTGGTCTTTCACGTAAAGTGATCCATAATCTTTATCCTTTGGGCCAACAACAGATTTTTTGCTTTTACCAGTCTTATCCCACCTGTCAATGCGCTCTACTATTAAGTCCGTTTTAGGCTTAGTAAGCTTTTGTAATCCAAGCGGATCAAATGTTTTAGTTTTACCAAACGGGTTAACGGGTGATACCGAAGAAGGTTCCTCCGATTTGAATGCCGTATTTTTTGCTGTTGCAACTGCATCCTTTTTTACAACAGGTTTTGGCTTTCCCGGCACTTTGTCTTTAACTATTTCAATACCAAATTTATTAAGATATGATTCTAAATCCATACCTTTCTCTTGCGCTTTAGCAATTACTTCTTCTTCTGAAAATTCTACTCCGTTATAAATGTATATAGGCATATTCTATTTTATTTTATTATTAAGGTAATGTAACTGTTTTGGTTTTGCTTTCTAAATATTTTTTAAGAGTTTTTCTAGAAAATGCTCGTGGATTCCTATCACTAACTATTTGCCCCTTAGAGTTTACATAAAATTTTTCATCAATACCTTTCCCTCCTTTAGGACCAGGGAAATTTACTGTAAATTCCGAATCTGGGTCAGCTACAAGAGCATTATAATTTTGTATTGCTGCACTTACGTCGGAATCTGAAAGTACTCTAGCTGTTCCGCTTTTTGCCCCTCCAGCTTTTCCTGAGCCTTTTCCTGAGCCTTTTGCAGGTTCTTCAGCTTTTTCTATAAATGAAACTTGATCTTTATCAGGTTTTAATAATGGTTGTGTTGGGGCTATCTGAGTATTAATATAATATTCTTTATAATCCTTAATAAATTTTTTCTTGCCTGCCTCATCCAATGGCTTGTTAGGGTCAAAGCAATAATCAATACCAGCCCAACGCCCTTGCGGCTTGGCTATTATATCATTATAAAAATCAATTGCAGATGATTGATTTGCATCCAATAATCCATTTGCTTGAGCTGTTAACGTAGTTTCAAAGTTTGGATCTTCTTTAATTCTAGCAATATCTACTTTTTGGGTATAAGTTGTTATGTCAGTGCCATCAGGCGTTTTTGTTCTATTTACTATAACTTCAGGTCTGCCATTGGCGTCTTTGGCTAAAAAATCGGGGTTAATACGGCCGGTTGGCATTGGATCACCTTTTTCCCCTGGCTTAACAGGCATAGTTTCAAATATACTTGAGTTTGTGGATTTTAATTTATCAAATTCTGCTATTTGATTTGGTATTACTCTGATAATTCCATTACCTTGAGAAATCTTTTTTAATTGATCTGCATCAAATTCTTGCAAAACGGTTCCGTCTATATCAGATACTTTCCACATTAGTTTTGTTGGATCACCATCCTTAAAATACACCTCTTTTCTTCCCTCAACTTTTTGTAATAGTACATTCATTGCCTTAAGGAATGTAGGATTATTGCTTGAAGCAATACCGCCTTGCACCGCAACACCTTTTGCTAATTTTTCTGTGAGCGTTTCGCTAGCCCCGGACATCGTAGCAATAGACTGCACTACATTATCAACAGACCCTTGAATCTGTCCTAATCGTTTCATTGCCCCTTGTTTGTCTGGCAATGTTCCATTTAACATACCAGAACGAATCTGCACCGCCTCATTAATTAATGGTTCATATGTTTTGGCCCAATCAACAGAAGGGTCGGAAGCCGTAGACTTAGCTAAATCCGTATATAATGAGAACTCATATTCCTGAGCTTTCATTTCGTTGGCTTTTATTTGTTTAGCATTGGCTTCTAATTGCTCTCTTATTTCTTTTTGTCTAGCGCTATAGGCATCAGCAACCTTTGCAAAAGTTCCAGATATAGTATCCTGTAACCTTTGATAATGTTGCGAAGTTTGTGTATCTATGTATGTTTCTGGATTTGAGTAAGCTCCCATATATTATGTTTTGTTATTTATTATAGTGATGGCGTGTAGCTGCCCCATTCTTCCCCAACTTCTACTGGTGGACGCCCAATTCCCTGGGCTGTTACTTTCCCGGCCCAAGCGCACTCATGTAAGATCCTAATGCACCCGTAACACCACCTATCATTCCGGTTAATGCGCCTGTCTTATCCGCCCGAGCCTGAGCTTCTTGAGCTTCTGCTCCACTTAATTGAGCAGCAACTCTATCTATTTTACCTTGTTCTCTACTTTCTCTTGCCCCAAACATGAACTGTTTACCAGCAGCTTCAGCGCCTTGAACTCTTTGAGCCTCACTAATCTGAACCCCTTGAATTCTTTGCTCTTCTGCCATTTTCATTCTTTGCATATCTGCCTCTCCTTGAGCTTTTAATTTTTCATTAGCTGCTTCTTGTTGTTCAATGTTAGCCGAAATACCTTGCTTACTTTTTAATGCAGCTTGAGCTAATGCAGTAGCACCCCCAGCGCTTGATCCAGTTTCCTTTAAAGTATCTAAGGTGTTAGCTAAAGCAATATCAGTCTCTTGAGCTTGAAATTTTGATGCTTGAGTTGCAACTCCTAAATTAGCATAAGGATTACTTATCATACCAGACAAATTTTTAGCAAGTCCGCTGACGTCTTTAGTTGTTTCATAAGGATTGATAATTGCTTGTCTGCTATTTTCTAAGCTATTTAATTGACCTTCTAATTGTCTCCTTTTTTCGGCAGCGGCTGCGGCGGCACGATCGGCACTCCCCATCCCCATTATTCCTCCAATTATACTGGATCCTGCGCTTATAAGCATTCCAGCCGCTAATGGTATTGGCATAATTATTTATTTTTAAAGTTCGTTTTATTTTTATTTAATCCTAATTAATAGGATGACATTACATAATTTGATGATACAGAATATAATTCTGCGGCTTGAGGCGTTGAAGGATTTACAAACGTCATTTTGACTGTAGAGTAAAATCCTTTTATACCATTCATAGAATTACCATAAATAACTTCCCCATAAGTTGCTGGCGTATTATTTATAATAGTTCCAAAATATTTATTTTCTTTTCTTTTAAAATTATTTGTAAACAATTGGTTTTCTAAAGCAGCTAAGCTACTTGCATTAACTGCCTTATCGATTGGTACTCCAATATCAGAATTAGAGTATAGTTCTGTTAAAGCCCATCCTGTAGACCCTTCATAATTCAATGTATTGAAGTTCTTAGAAGCTGAAACCTCGGGATTAAATATTAGGGTAACATTTGCATCGTACTGTACTCCATAGAAATTACAATAGTTTATAGATGTTGCAATAGGATCAGCATAATGTCTCCATATATTACCATTCTTAAAAGTATAGAAGTTATTTCTTAAACTGCCTGATAAACTAGGTTTAAATGAGAATCTACTTGTCCATCCTGTGCAATCTTCATCAAACGCTAATGTTTGAAATTGCTCTGTGTTAGCAGGCTGTAATGATACAACATATTGTTTATTGTACATATCCCATCCGCCAATTATTTTACCTGTACTGCCAATTAAAGATAAATTATCTCTAAAGAAATCTATCATGCCATATGCTGATATTTCAGTTATACCGTCTTGAGATAATCTTAGAACAACGTTCTGGTTCTTGTCTACAAAGTATTTTCTGTATCCATAAACAGCAAAACTTTCAGGGTTAGTACTTATGCCATAGTTACCAGCATATTGCTGAACCTGACCAATTACTTGAGCTCCGGAAGTAGTCATTGGTTGTCCTTCGGCTGAATAAATTGCATCTTTGTCGATCAATGCTCTACTTACTTTTGATTCTTGGAATATAATTAAGTTTGTATCTTCGGCATATAGTTTTTGTATTGATCCAACCGATGGATCCACGCTTCTTGTTATATCATCAGCTACTGAGAATTGGTTCGTATTATTAACCCCTGTTCTAGAGTTAAATACCCCAGAATAAATCAGCGAATTAAATCTATGTTGTTGCGAAGTAGAATCTTCAACTAAGTACGCTTTAACCCCAAAATCAACTGAGGTATTATTATAACCGCCTCGTATTCTTGCTTCCTCTATATACCAATCAGACTCGTCAGTAGACGCATAAGCTGCTGGAATATGTGAAAAATCTGTAATAACCCCAAATGTAATAGCTGTTAAATCAGGTATATCTGTAGGAACAAGGTCTGATAACACTATTGTATATGTTCCATCAATATATAATATTGTATTTGTATATGTTGTGCCTGAAATACTATAACTTAAGGTTTGACCAACACCTAAGGATTGAGTATTTTCATTTAATGTCATTATATTGGTGTCCTCAGCAACGTCGCCATCGACAGTATAAGTGCCCCCTGTAACATTTACAATAGTATCCATTTTTTTTAACCAAAATGAATTAAAATATTTTAGTTCTAATGTTGCTGCCATATTTAATAATTACTTGTTTTTTTCTATTTTTAATTGGTGGATGCTTACGCTATAGTTACAGATTGGGTTAGGTTTCTACCAAAGTTATACAACGGAGCTGGTGTTGGAGAAAATTCTACTGTCCATGCTGTTTGAACTGTATTTACAGGTGCTCCTGCTGGAAGAACATTTACAACTCTGCCATCAATATCAAACTTAGCTGAAAATATTGGAGAATTAGTTATCGGCGGGTCGGAAAAATAATAACCTCCAAAAGGTATAACCTCATTATAATTTCTATTCTTGTTTTGAAATAAATAAAATTTATCCGGCACAGGAGGCACCCACGGTGTTGAAAAAGCAGAATCCAAATAAAACTGTTTTACATGAAGACCATTATTTGTTGTTGCATATACCGTTCCAGTAGGCGACGGATACACATTAAAAGCAATTGGTGTTCCAGTCGGTAATGTAGTTCCAATAGGGGCAGATAAAATAACTTGCGTTCCAATAACCCCAGTTACTTGACTTCCAAGGCCACCGAGTGTAGAAGTTGCATATAGCCCTGCTACGATTTGAAAATCGGCTACATTTAAATTTAATATGTTAGTACCAACAAAAGCTTCTGATGCTAATGTTCCAGATGTTAGAAATGGAAATCCCGTTGTAGCATCTTGTGTATCATATGGCACAGCATTAGGATCCCCGACTATTGGAGGAGGAGCATACTCTGTAAGCTGAACATTATATTCATAAGCCGGCAATGGCGATACAATTACTGGATTAGTATAATTAATAGGAGGTACGTAACTGTAATTAGCATCTTTAACACTAACCCTTGTTGAAAAATGTACCGCACAATCAACAAAAGGAGGTGGATCATCCGGGTTATCATTTGTAGTATACTCGTGCCACAATACTAAACAGTATTCTCCAGGAGTAGATGTTATAAAAGATAATTGTTTTTCCACAAGTGTACCAGAAGCTGCAATACTACCGGTTCTTACACCAAAAGCGTTAAGCGAACCTGGAGGCATTCCTGTTGTTCTAAAAATGCCGTCTGTCCATTCATCATTATCAGAGCCTACATTATTATCATCAAATATGGAAGTCCATACGTTATCAGGCGGTCCAAAATCTTGGCGATAATATAATATAAATTTTACTTTGCTTTGTCTAAACTGATTTAAACTGCTTTCCCCAGTTGTAGTTATAGTCCATTCTAATTCTCCTTGCGTAAGCCCAAAAATTTCAGCTGGATCAGAAAAAAGATCGGCTCCATTTGCTTCTTGAACATTGACATATTTTTGGTATGCTCCAGTTCCAGAATATGGAACATCAACACCAAGATCATTTTTGTAGTATGTATTTGTTAAATCCGGTAAGTTTGGATTAGTGTTAGTTATTGAATCTAATTGGTAATTACCTCTACCAATATATACTGCTCCGTATCCTTGCCCAGGTACTGGGTTACAAGTTGTACTACCCGTATAATATTGGTAAATCCAATTATTAGGGGTATCATAAGATTGTAAATAATCATTAACCGGCTGTGGACCAACAGTTATATTGACGAATATTGTATCAGATTTAGAATTATATGGATTAGGTCCGCTTACTCCACCTAATGTAGCATTGAAAGCATCCCATACTCTTATTTGTAATACATAAGTGCCTAATAAAACATTAGGATCACGTAATCTTAAATCTCCGGTGACAGGGTTTATCTCAAAATAATTAGCAGCATTGCCGCCGATTATTTCCCAATATAAATCAATTTGATCAGTGACTGGCGGTGGAGGAACTGGTATTAATGGGTCTGTTCCAGGATTAACTCTTGCTCCGTTTTTAGCATCCATATTAACAATGAAGTCCGCATCCTCCTGTATTACTCTATCATATGCACTTGCAGGTTGATTAAACGACGGCGCAATATTGCCCAGCCTTCCGGTATAATTGATATAAGCAAATACCCCAGGTTGCCATTCTACTTTAATTTCAAAGTTAAAAGTGCTGTCTCCTAAAGAGGCACCATAATCAAAAACAAAATAGTCTTTTATTATAAATCTATAAAATCCAGATCCTATAAATGTTTCTTCTATATCAAACTTATTGGTAACTACGCTTCCAGAAACTGTTGTTACAAGTGAAAATGTAGGTACACTATATAATGCTAATGGAAATCCAGTATTATTTAAAATTTCAAAATCAGAGGTTATATATTTAGAGTCCGCATCTCCAGTATTTGGATCAGTCCCTTTAGGATCTTGATCTTCAAAGAAAATAAATTCCTCTGGGTTTATAGAGGCGGGGCCATTATAGCCGCTTAGTACATCGTAGTTTAAATCAGAAATATAGCCTGTTGAAGCAGTTTCCCAAAATAAAGCTAAAGAAGAGAAATCAGGAACGGTTTCATATACACTTAAGAATGGAACCATTAATTTACTTAAAACTCCAATTCTTTTTGCTGTAGAAATTCTACCTATTAATGGTTTTGTTTGTAACTGATAAAAATTAATACCAGCTCTTCCGCTAACATTATCTACTGTATTATCCAAAAAGTCAAAGTCTGCCGCTGTAGCGATAGATGATACCACATCAGCTTTTCTAGAAGGGAAATACTGAATGCTTTCCGCCCTAGTAATAATAATGTCAAGAGGCCCCCAACTAGTCCTAGTCCAGTTTCCTGGTGTAAAAGTTATTATACCTTTAGTGGGGTCAATAGGATCGACTATATTTGACGTGACTACGGTATTTGCATACCATGTATATGGAGGAATAGCATCACGACAGTCTATCCCATCTCCAGGGTTCGCATTTTCAAGTTCTCCGCCGGGTCCTAAAAGGTATGATATTGTAGTGGTGTATTTATTATCAACAAGCGCCGCTTCGGCTGTAAAGGTATTTGTTAAAGCAGAATTTTCTACTCTACCGAATAATTGTACGCTACTACGATATTGTTTTTGATCAGGACCAACCTCTGTTAAATCCCTTGGTATTTTATTTATATTATCATTAATTAATACAATGTGACTTGTCTTGCCCTCCTCTCCTACAGGAAAGCTTGTGGTATTTATACCATTCTCTAAAATAGGATCAAAGGTTATAGGGGTATATGCTACTTGTGATCCTGAGGTTTGTCCATACGGATAACCGTCTAGTATTCCAGGTAAGTAAGCATTATAATAATCTTGTTGCTGTTGTTTAACAACTACTTTATAGGAATACCAACCTATTTCATTTATATTGTAAGCAAACTTTACGTCAACAACCCCAGGTATTGGAGTAATTGGTAAATATAAATTATTAACTTGTCCATTAGTTATTATTCTATAATCTCCTGAAGGTGTTGAAGGGAAAGCAGAAGGATCGTAAATATATCTAAGAGGAAAAGTAGACGTATCCAGCCACCCAACTCTTCTTATTGTAACATAATCTGTAAATTCTCCTCTCATAGATTCTCCTATTACAGGTATTACGGATGTAGGTGGCCCCGCGGGAGGAGTCCCTGGGTCTATAGTGAAGTCGTAAATATTGCCCGTTATTGAACCGGCTATTATTGAGAACCCACTTATTGTTGTTGGTTCTGCATATAAACCAGGTGTGCCTAATTGTATATTACGAGTAGAAGCTATTGGATCATTAACTAATACCAATAAAGCATTTCCAAACCAACATTTTATACTTAGTCCTTCTGATTCATATGGTGCATATACTGTTGAGCCACCATATTTTATATTATCCTGTACAGTATTCTCAAGATCCACTGTTGATAACAATACAGATGATTGTCTACCAAACTTATCTGATAATACAAAACCTACTTGATAATTACGATTTTGTTTTAAAGTATGGTTAGGATATTCTATAAAGTTTGTGAATATATTGGACTTTGGTTGTACTGCAGTATTGTAATTTATATTTGCGGGTGGAGTATACATATTGTAAAAATTACCATATATAACTCTATTACCTGCTATCTCCTGACTTAAAGCTCTGGTAGGTACAATGTCATAAACCCTAGTTGTTTGGCTTTCATTTAATGTTTTATATGGCTTTTGTGATTGATATGGGTAATTATAAACATTTGTATTAGGAATAGCGTTGCTTATCGTTGTCCAAGGAATGGTGTCTAAAACATTTACAACTAATGAGTCAGATTCTTTGTATAGAATATCAACATCGGTTATTTTATAAGTAGAGTTTACATTTGATCCCGTATCTGGTAGTGGAACTAATAATTCAATATTATTAATATTGTTCTCCATCCATTGGACAACTGTACTCCTATAGGCGGCTGTTTCGTCTCCATTAAGGAAGTATCCTTTCTGTCTAGGTACATACGCTATTTGAGTAAAAGGAGCCATTAAAGAGTACTCATTATCATCAAATTTGAATCTATAACTAAAACGTACATATTTGTCTTCTAAAAACGACGGATCGCCAGGCCATGTTGGTTCATCAGCCTTATTGGTCATCGTAGAAATTAAAAATGTTAACTCAAGTCCATTAGATATTGTAGGTGATCCTAAGTAGGTGGTGATCTCATTGGTTAAAGGATCAACACTCATGACATAAGTATAATCACAGGATGGTATACCAGTCGCAACAATAGTCATTCCCTCAACAATACCTACTACCGAATCTAATTCAAAAGTAGAGCTATCGATTACGTTGACTACCGTGGCTGTTGCTTTTCTTATTAATGAAATAGGTTCTACCGGTGCGTATTTAGCTACTGAAATTTGCACCTCAGTAGTATAATAAGCTGAGTTCCCTATCGCTTTATTATAATTTATCTTTCTTGGTTGATTTCTATTATCAGTCCAAAACAATAAACCCTCTATTAAGTTTAATCCTAATATTAAATTTGTTTTTGAAAAGTTTAAGAAAGTACCTTCTACTAATGTAGAATAGGTTAATGAGTTTAAATCGTATACTGTTATTTTCATCACCCATCCCGCTAATGGGGTAGGCTGCGTATTTAACGGACTAGTACATAAAATTATTTGACTTGGATTTTGATCGGTATAATTGGTTAAGAATTGGTATATTCTATTGTTTTGATTGTCCATAAACATACCAATACATTCCAAATCTGGAATAGTCTCAACAGGTATTTCAACATTACCATATACGTTTTGTAGTACTCCAATATTGTTTGTTTCAGATTTACCTACTTCTATGTTTAAGGCATCTCTATATTCACTATTAGGTATAAGTCTATCGTCTAAATCTTTATTCATTTTAGACGATAGAAAACTATTTTTTACTTCAGCCATTTATTTTAGTGTTTAATCCATTTAGACTTGCCTCTCATTATTTGAGTAATCTCTTCTAACTTGATATTTGATAATCTTATTTTAGCATTTCTTAAAGCTGCTGATCTTTCTCTTTTAAATCTTTGAACTAAATATTCTGGTGTATTTGCTCTTGTGCTTAATATACTATGCAAAATATGTAAATACATTGCTTCTTCCGCCATTTTAGGAACTTTAGTGTCCATATCATATGCTAATCCATCTGATATATATTCTAATATTATTAATGCTCCAACAAGATCGCTACTGAATGAAAACTTATTTTCTCTTTCATTTATAGTAAATGTTCCATTGAAGTTCATATATTGCGGGTCCCCACCGTATCTTCTTCCATATGCGCCACCATAACCGTAGTTATTATAACCATATGCAAAAGCATCTCCTCCTAAGGCAATATTATTAATCATAAAGCCCGTATTGTTTTTTGCCCATCTTTCGTCAGTGATCGATGTACCGTCAATATTGCTCCCAAAATTGTCCTGCGTAGGATTTCCTAAAAAGTCTTGTATATTCGGTTGCGTAGGATTGCTTGTAAGAGTTGTTGGGTAAATAATATGTTTAACACCACTTCTATCAACCCATGAGCATCTAACGTAGTTAACGTAGTCTTGCGGAATAGGCAAGCTTAAACTATGAGGTATATTCCATTCTACAGATTTAACACTTTTTAAAGTATCATAACTGAACTCTTGTAATCCTCTTTTAGCATGGAATATAACATCGGTTCTTTTAACATCCGCTATTAATTTACCGGCACCAACATAAGCAACCATAAAGTTATTGATAACATCATTTAATGTTATGTAAGCATAGCCTCCATAATTGTTCTCTACCGTATCTCCATAGGCTAATTGGGCAGGATCATTTGGATTTGCATAGTTACCTCCTGTTAAAACTTTTAATTGTACAACAACATAAGTATTAGCAACAGGGTTAGTTGGTAAAGTTATTGTATTATTGACTACAGTATATATAGTAATAAATTCATTAAACGTCCCAGGCAACCCAGAAGGGCTAGTGTATAATTTAAAATTATTTAATCCGTAATTAACGTCGTTTGGATTCCAAGCATCAACACCTCCAAATATTAAGTCGGTATTAAATGTTGTAGTAAAAACTCTTTCACTTCCGCTAGCAATAAATCCTTGTGCTCCTTCGTAGTATTGTCTATTTGTTTCGGTTATTAAACCGTCATTTGGTATCGGCATCTTCTATTAGCTTTTTGAATTAATATTGTTTGCTTGTGCTTGTTGAGCCGCTATTTGTACAATTTGTGGATCCTCAATAACTATACCCGAATAAAGTAATATTCTAGTTATTAAATTAGTTTGTTCTGTTGGGTGTAATTCAAAATCAACACTAGGGTTTGTAGCACTAGTAGGCGGACTATAAATATATTGTTGGTTTGGACCTAAAGTAAAATTCCATACCGGGTTGGCAGGCTTTCTAACATAGGTACAAGTAATTCCAGTAGTTATCGTTGTTGGGTATACCTTAATTATAAAATCTTTAAAGGTATATATTGGCCAATACTTTGTAGGTTTAGTGATTGGCGATAAATTAAGTTCTAATAATTCATTTGGTTGAACATATTGAACTTCTTTATCATCATTATAAATTACAGTTCCTAATTTATAAAAGTCTGTAACTGGCGGCGTATTAAGTGGTCCTGGAACATTAAATCCACCGGTTGTTGGTAAGCATATACCATCTTCCTGAAAGATCGCAATCTTTTGTTGTAGGTTTTTTATACGATCCGCATATTCCGTATCATTATCTGGAATACGAATTTGTTGATTTAAATTATCAAAGTACTCATTGAATATTTCAAGTTGAACTTGCGTTGCTGTTTTATTAAATTCATCAGGAGTTATATAACCTCGTTGCTCCTTATTTATGATTAATAAAACGGTTCTATAAACCGTATCTACACTTACTGCCATCTGTTATTTTTATTATAATATTAAGGCGGTAACCTCAGCCACCGCCTATATATTAGTATTACGTATTATTCAAATTTTTTCGCTATAGACTGATAAATTTCTACACCTTCATCGGTCTTGAAAAATGCAGCCATCGCTGAATAAGGGTTTTCATCAAATGGTACTGTCATTAATTTTTTACCATTGCTTGCCCATTTAAAGTCTCTTTGATCTTGAGACAATGCAATAATGTTAGCTTCGCATGCTTTAATAGCAAAATTACGAAGTTGTACATTTTCATCATTCGCCAATTCTAAGAACAAATGTGGATCTTGTCTAGCGAATAATAGTAAATCTCTTTTTATCTCCTTAGAAGTCATCTTAGATGCTTTAGATCCAATCTCAACGCGTATGATTGCTTCAGCTTGATCAATATCCATCTCCATTGCAGCAGACATTGCTTCAACTTGTAATTCTAAAATATCTAATTCATTTGTTGCGTGTTGTACAGCGCTAAACTCACGATATTTTTTATTAAGCATTGGATGATACAAAGATAATAATTTTTGTAAATTTTGTTGTTCTTTTGAAACTGTTAAAGTTCCATCTTTGAACATAATATGCCCTAATGTTGCTTCTCCTTTTTGCTCGTCCACAAATGGTGAATTTTGATTGGTTGCATATCTTAGTTCTCTTTGCTCTTTACTACTCTCGTCAAACCATAATAATGGAAATCTTCTTGAGTGTCTAGATGATATTGTATAAGTTAATGGGGTAATATGCCCTGTTAATATATAAGTTCTATCTTTAATTTCCCAAGCATTATCTTGGATTGGTGTTTCTTGTTTTGCTTTTGACATGATATAATATAATTAATTGTTTTTAAAAAAGTAAAAATTACCCCTGCAATTTTAACAGGGGCAAGATTTACAAAGGGTTATTTATTATCCTGTAACTACAGAAGTAAACAATACGAAATTGTTAGCTCCTTGTACACATAAACATCTTTCAGACAAGAAGTTTACCTCCATTGCATCAAGATCAGATGTATAAGCTCCTCCAACAGAACCAGTTACCCATGATTTCATTCTTCTATCGTCAGCTTGTGCAGCTCTATAACGAACGTGTAAGAATGGTCTACGGATGTTAGTTCCTAAGATTTGATCATATACAGTAGAAGTACCAGCTGGTACAAGAATTCCATCAATACCTGATTTTGCAACCGCCCCACGAGTAGATGCATCATTTAAGTATTTCCAGTCAGTTTTGTAGAAATCGTAAGAACCTCTTCTGAATCCAGAGAATCCTAAGTTCAATGCCATTTCTTCAGAGTTTTCGAATAAACCGTAAGCAACACCACCTGCAGCTCCAGAAGATAATGCAGCAAGCATATCATCAAAGTCAAGAGATGTTTGACGGTTTAAGAATAACATGTTTTCTTCGATAGCTCCTTGAGTATCTAAGTTTTTCAAGATTGAATCAAACTCAGTTAAACCTGCAGCAGCAGTAAAGTTGTTTAATACGTTACCTCTTTCATTAACAGCAGCGAATAAACCTTGAGTACCTTTTTTACCAGCAACATCAGCAGCAGAGTTTAAAGCAGCTAATTCACCCTCAACAACAGCCATTTCTAAATAATCTTCGAAACGTAATCTTGTTTCAGATTCAGCTTTTAAATACCAGTAGTATCCATTAGCTCCGTCTTCAGTAGCAATTTCTACCCATCCGATTTGAGCTGTGTCAGATCCATTAACTGTATATTTATTACGGATAATGATTGGAGAGTTAGAGAATTGAGTGAATGAAGGTGTGATGCTAGTGTAGTTATCAGTAGCTAATGTAGAACCTTTAGCATATTCAGAACCATAAACGAAGATTTTCAAATCGTCCATTGCATCTGTAAATCCAGCAGCAGCCAATGTAGCAGCAGTATAAGGGGCAACAGTTAAAGCTCCCGTTTGTGGGGTTAAAGAAGCTCCAGTAGAAGTAACAATAGCTTTTACCTCTAGTCCTGTAGCAGGATTCATAATCACAATAGTTTGATTGATTGAGATAACATTAGCTACATAATCCTTTGGGTTTGCAGGAGTTAAGTTAATAGGGATTAATAATGTATTTGCAGCAGCACTTACAACATCTACTCCAGTATAAGCAACGTGTAATCTGTTTTGTTCTGACCAGATAACCTGATCTGAAGACATTGGCATTTCAGCTCCAACCATACGTAAGAATCCAGAAAGAGTTCTGTTTCCATAACGCTCTACTTCTGCTTCGTAGATTTCAGGTAAATATTGTTGTGCGAATGTTACGAAATCCTGATTAACTGCATTAGGATCCGTAAAGTTTAAATAGTTTGTGTTTAAAGCTTGTTGCTTTTGAGATGGAGTAATACTCCCAAAGTTAGGCGTTACATTTGCCATAATTTCTTAATTTTGATTGTTAAATTTGTTTTTTATCTTCAGTTTTGAAGAATCAACGCCATTGATTGCTTTAACTTTAAATCCATTAACAAATATTTCACCCGTTGAAGTTTTTCTTGGAGTGGTTGATATGTTATTAGACTTGGCTACAATTTCTTTTACAGCATCGGCTTTACCTTGCTCATAAAAGTGATTTGCAATAGTGTCTGCATTCTCGGCAGCATACATAGCTTTATGATACCCTTTCAAATCCGTAACTTCACCTTTGTCATTCAAGAACTTCTTGATTAGGTTGTTTATGTTTGATTGTTTATCGGCCACCGTTTCCGTGTTCTGAATTCCGTATCTAAAATTTTTCTCCCCCAGTTTAAAATCAAAACCTTTGAATTCTTGAGAAAAGAAATTTTTAGTACCATCCTTGAACTTTGAATGTAGTGTTTCTACGTTTGCCTGTTCTTCGTTATATCGGTTAAAAAAGTCCATAGCTTTTTGTTGATCTTTGGATACGCTCGGTTTCAACTTGATTTCGTCGTAATATTTTCCTTTAAGATCTTCTAAAAAGTTTCTAGCTTTTGCAACTTCTTCTTTAAATGCGAGTTTCTTTTTTCTGATGTCTCGATCATCATCTAAATCTTCATCATAACTAAATTCATCTTCCATCAAGAATTCAATCTCTTCAGAATCTAAATGCGGTCTAGATTTTTTATAATATTCTTTTAGTAAAGCTTCATTATTAATGTTAGAATAGTCGTGGTTTAATCTTACATAATCCTCAACTGTCCCCCCGGTTTCTTCCATAAAAGAAACAAGTTTATTAATATTTTCTGGTAATGCTCTACCCGTATTTTCTTGCACTTCTAATGCCTGAGTTACTTCTTCAACAAGTGTGGCTGCTGTGGTGTCAACTTCTTCTTGAGTAATCTCTTGTATTACTGTTATTACTTCTTCTTGGGCTGGAGCTTGAACGGTAACTGTTTGATGTTCTTCGTTTCTTTGCTCCACTTCTTGCAATCCCAATTCGGGTTGTTTTGGGCCCAACATGCTTTCATCTGTGTTTTCGATTTGAACGGCATCTTCTGTTTGTTTTTGTGTTCGTAAATCTACTTTTGAAATTTCATTAGCGTTAACTAACTTTTTCATAGGAGTTCTCTTCTTTTGTAATTTGAAGTCTCCCTCTTGTTTTACTTGTTCTGACATAATATGATAATATAAAATTGGTTAATGTATTCTTATTGTGGATTAAACTGTGATAAATCGAATCCATCATTACTATTTTCAAAATCTTTTGGTAATGAATTGTTTTTTCTTTGGTCTATTAATTCTGATTGCTGTGTGGCTTGTATTTTTGTTCTTTGGTCTTTACGATCTTCTGCTTGTGATTGTTTTTGTTGAGCAATACCTAATTGCATTTGGGCAAGTTGCATATCATACTCAAATTTAACAGCCATTTTTTGTTTCTCAAGCATCAATTCTTGTTGCATTCTTTGTATTTCAAATTGAGATTTAGATTGCAATATTTGAATTTCTGTTTGTGCTAATGCTTGTTGCTTTTGTACTTCTGCTAATGCTGCTGCTTCTGATGCTTGTGCATTTGCTTGACCTTGTGCCGCAATATTTGCTTGCTGGTTTGCTTGGTCTCTCTCTAATTTTTTCTTTCTCTTATATTTTAAAGATTGATTAGCCAGTTTTAAATTCTTGATTTGCCTTAGATCAATTACATCTTCTAAATCAATTCCACCAGATTGCAATGCAACTTGTATGTTTTGTTCAAACTGCGCTTTTTCTACTTCCTCAGGTTCTAACTCTAAGAAAATACCAAAGTCGTGTAAATTTAAATTCTCAATCTCTTTTAGCGTTTCTACATTGGAAATAGATATACTTTCAATAAGTGATTTACGAGTCAATGGAAATTCTAATGAATCTTTAATTCTAAGCGCAATGTTTTCACATAATCTCAATGTTAAGAATAAGCTTGATTGTAATATATGACGTGTTGCAGTATTTGAACTTGCTGCTGCCATTTTTTGTAAACCAACTAGCATATCACTATCTGGCATACTACCATCTCTTGCTTCGTTTAATCCCGTTACATCACGAATCATTTGTAAATAGTACTGATAAGTATTAATTAAAGAACTTATTTTAGCACTACCCGTCGATGTTTGTAATTCTTGGATTGGCACTTTGCCCGGGTTCATTCCGCCATCTTGGGACATTGATCTACCAACAATACTACCCGTTTGGAAATACATATTTAATGCTTCAGCAGCATTATAGTTTGTACCGTTACCTAAATCAACTTCTGCTAATCCGTCAACATCTACAAATACTCCATCTGGTACCATTCTTGATAATACCTGCTGGATCTTTAAATGCGTTAATTGAATCATATCTGCAAATCCTGTTATACGACTTACAAGTGACTCAATTCTTCCTTTATACATTCTAGGAGCACAGATAGTATAATTCATCTCTACTCTTGTAGTATCAGCAAATGGTCTAGTCATATTTTCAGCTAGCTCCCATTTAAGCATTTTTTCTAATCCTAATATTTTTGCACCTGAATACAATACCTCTATTGATCTTGATACTCTTTCAAAGTTATCGTTTGCTGGAGGATTAAATGTGTCTGGTTTTTCAAGTGCTTTTTCTAATCCTGTTTCAGTCTGTTTAATTTTAAAGACTTGATTAGAGTATGTTTTATATTCAAAATACAATACTTGAACGGTATTGTCGTTTGTATCAGCTCCGTAATAATTACGAGTATAATTGGCATTGCCTGGGAATTTTTCTATTTCTTTTAAATCGGCATCACTTAAATATGGGAATTCTTTTTTAAGCTCCTCTAGTGGCACAGATTTAACTTCGCCTACATAATATATATCCTCAAAGTTTGGATCTTCTGTATAAGAATAAACTAAGTTAGCAGGATCAACGTATTCTAAAACTACGCCATTGGCTTCGTTCCAATTTGTTTTGGCTGCTCCAATACCTAATACAGTTAAATCATAATTTATTCTTCTGTTAATTAATGGGTATCTGTTACGATCTAATATTTGGTTTATTACTTCTTCTTCTGCTATTTCGATTGCTTGTTTATAATCTAATTGCAAATGAATTTCTAATTCTTCTTTTGTTTCAGGTAGTTCTTCTGGGTTTGGAGTATTATATAGATTAACACCTAATTTAGATTGGATACCTTCTAATAAATCCTTTGCCATCATATCTCTTATGATACCTTCAGCATATTTGGTTTTAGCTTGCACGGCTTCTGGATCTTCAGCATAAGCTTTGATCTCATAGTTCTTGGTAGATATACCATTAACAACGATGTCTACAAACTTAGGAATAATAGGAATTGGCTTCCAATCTAAGTTAAGATATGACAAGTCACCATTGATTGATAACTCATCTTTATATTTTTGTACAGATTGTTCACCTCTTGCATAAAGACGTAAATTGTGAAAGTTTTGCCAGTTTGATCCCCACCTGTTACCTACTCCGCCACCAACTCTATCTCCACGAAACCATTCGTTTTCAATAGCTCTGCCAACTAAAGCTCCGTATTCATAACTTTGTTTTTCTTCATCCGGTACCACCTGACTAGGGAAAGAACTATTATTGTTTGTATAAATCATCTATTATATTATTTTTGAACTATAACCTTCATTATTATATCTTTTAAAGTTTAAAGGAGTCTTATCCTTTTGGAAGTTGCTAGTTGGCGTATACATATGTTTGTTACATGCCATTATAGCTAATCCTGAACTTATCGAAGCATCATGCTTTGTTCTATCGTTTATGTTGAATCTTGCCCAGTCTTCTAATGTCTTTTGAAAATACATATCTCCAAAGGAATCCCCTAAATCACCAACGTGATGTTCTATATAAGTTTCAATTGCGGCTGCGTGTGCTTGTATAATATCTTGTCCTGAGTTTGGTATACCACCAATTTCTTTTTCGGCTGGTGATAACTTATTCCACACTTTATCAGGTCTATTCATTGAGAACCCTCTGTAGCCTCTTCTTTTGAAATGATATAATAATCTTGCTTTGTTATTCTCTGCAAGTATTGGCATACCATAAAACACACAAGCCATTAGAACCTCTTCAAAAAATATCTCAGCTGTTTGTGGTCTTGCAATGTATTCTAGAAAGAAATGATTTGCCGGAACATCTTCCATTGAGAATTTTGTTAGCCCGTGAAGAGCTCCGTTTGATCCTCTATTGTCAACTGTTCCTGATATATCATAACTATCACAACCAAAAGCACCGCAGTGTTCATTACCTGGATACTTGTACCCATCTTTTATTATTACGCGGTTTTGCATGTGTTTAGGCGGTACCCAAGAAATTAGGAATCTGCCGTCTTTATTTGGATAAAAGCTTACTCGAGTATCTGGCACGCCACTATCCCATTGGAAGTTACCACGGGTTAAAACACCTGAGTGTCGAAGATCCGCATTATAATCAATTTGTTCGTATATCTTTGTAAGATTAAACAATGATTGTTTTGTTTCATCCCTAAATGCATGTTGCTCTGTTCTTGGAAATTGGCGGTAGTATTCGTTTAGACCATCTGAATCTGACTTTAAACCATCAACTTCATTCTGCCAGTGTTCAATAACACCTATTTCAATTTCGTTTCCGTCAATTCCTTTAACTGGTCTTTCTGGAGAGTGGAATACAGGTAAGCCATAAGTATCAATGAATCCCTCGTAGGACCATTCCATAGGTATGAACAAACTATATAATCCTGAGCTAGTCTGTCCATTGGCGTTTCTTTTCGTAACATCTGAATTGTAATAAAGTTTTTTAAAATTCTCTCCTCCTTTATCTAAAGCATTTGATGTTGAACCCATCATACACTTACCAATAATACGACTACCTAATCTTAAACAAGTTTTAGTAACCCTCCAGTTGTTTAATATATTGTCCGGTTTAAGCCACTTACCACTTTCATCATGTACAAGAAGCTTTAATTTTTCCCCATCATAAGAGTTATCTCCTGTGTTCTTCCAGTCAATTGTTGTATCAAGACCGTCAAGTTCTTCAGGATTTTCGTTATTATCTAACTTCTTTCTTGTAAACTTAGAAGCTGGCACTCTATATGCTAACTCTGTTTTAGGTCTATCCATACCATCTTGGATAGGTTTAAAGAAGAAAGGATAGTTAATTGATATTGGTACAACTTTATCGGTAAACATTGTTTTAGCATCACTACCTGATTTAGATAAGATACCAAATCTTGAGTCACTTGATATTGTTGCTTGATTAACTAACTCTGCAGAGGACATAAATGAAAATCCAGAACGTCTGTTCTTTAAATAGGACATTCCATAACATCTATAATCTGCTTTGCAAGCTTCCCAGAATATAAAGAATAATCTATTTGACTCTCTAAAATCTGGTGCACCAACGTCTATCTTGCTCCATTGCAAGTACATATAATGCGTACCTGTTATATATGTTGGACTTCCATTACTGTAAAATGAAAATCCTTCTTCTCTTCTTCTAAATTCCTCATCAATATAGTCAAACCATTTCTCTTTAAATGCATCTGGGTATTTATTCCAATCAAATACATTTTTTATTTTACTGAGTTCTTTTGGTATTTCTAATTGTTGCCAATATTGTAATTCTTTCTTATCGTTTCTTTTATATGAATTTTCTAATAAAGGCAAAGCGATTTTTAGATTTTGAATCTCATATATCTCACCAATCTTTCCAGTCTTACTTATAACAACCATATCGTGTTGTTTGTTATAACCGTATTTCCATGTTTTAAGCCTGTTCTCTTTCTTTAAAACAGCTGGTTTAATATAATCTGGTAAAACCTTAAATAAAGTATTCTCGTACATTATTTAGATCTCCCTTCCGCGAAACCTTTAAACGTTTTTGCCGTTGGTTCTTTTTCGCTTTCCTCTAACATTCTTTCTTCTTCTTCAATCCTATTAAGGATCTCAAAAGCATCAAATATAGCTAGCTTTTTTGTAGCAGCAGCATTCTTTAATTTATCAGCAGCTAAATCATCTTCTCCATTATCTAGAATAGCTTCTTCAGCAACTTTAATCAACTCAAGAACCGCTTTGTGCCCAGCTAGGACTATATTCCTCTTCGTTTCCTTTATATTCATATTTAATTACAATATCATTAGATTTCATACAATATAATCTCTGGCCTTCTATAATGAATTCAAATTCTCCAAAAGGAGTATAACCCACTAAGTCTCCAGGATTGATTTCGAGCTCTTTTAAAGAGTCATTTCCATATTTTAATATACCAATAAGCTTACGCTCTTTATCGAGCTTTAAATGGTCTATATTTTTTAATGGTTTTATAAAACATCTATCGCCAAATGATTTCCATTCAGTGTCTGTTTTATATAAGTAGATTTGATCTGAACTACAGAAGTACAGGTCTTCTTTGAAATAAGATCTGCTATTTTTTTGTTTACCCTTCATATCATAAAATCTTCTAAAGACATTATGGTGTATGATTACGGTATCACCTACTTTTATATCTGTTTTATATGCAATTGGCACTGAAACCACTTCAGCT